GCACTTCTTGAAATCTCGCCGTCGGTCATGTTTTTCGTGTTCCTTAAAAGTTGGGGTAATGCGAACCCGGGGAGAGGGGCACGAGTTCGCACTACCTGGAACACAATTGTAGATTATTTAAAAGTTGATGAGTTGTTTGCCCGGGACGATTTTTTGCGCGTGGAGAGGGAGAGCGAGGGGGTTTTGCCCTTCATTAAGAACATTCACCACTTTCCACCCCTTTGCTCCACCTGATTTTACCTGGTACAGATAAAGAAAACACCCCGCCACTATCGTAGTGACGAGGTGCTTTTCGGCAGACTACTTACTGCTTTTTACACCCGCAGTTGCCTCCGCATTGGCAACCGCCAGTGTTTGATTTAGCCTTCAAGTCCAATGCCTGTTTGAGCTTTATGTCGAGCTTGCGAATATATTCATTAGCTCTTTCATTCTGCTTTTTACTTGGCATCGCTATCTGGCTTCTTCCTGCTAGAAGTCGATGGCTTCTTAGCAGGAGCTTTCTTCGCAGCTGGCTTTTTGGCTGCTGGCTTCTTTTCAGTTGAAGCGGGTTTCTTAGCAGCTGGCTTTGCGGGAGCCTTCTTCTTAGCAGCTGGACGCTCGTGGATAGTACCGTCCTGTACTAGACCGTCACCGTCACCATCTTTAGCATCAGCCTTGAACTCAGCGGGGCGCTTGTATTCGTCCTTTGGGTTTGGCTTTGGTGGCTGGGTTATTTTCTTGGCTGCTGGTTTCTTGGCAGGAGCTTTTCTTGGAGTGGCCTTTTTAGGCTCTTCCTTCTCGTCTGCCTTAGCAGCAGGATTTGGCTTAGCAGCCTTTTTGATTTCCTCAATCTTGGCAGCTGACTTAGCCTTTAGTGCTGCTTCCTTCTCAGCTTTAAGCTTCGCCTGTCTTTCGGCTTCAGCCTTTTCTTTTGCAATTCGCTCTGCTTCTATCTTGGCAAGCTCTTCTTGACGCAAAAGAGTGCGAGTTGCTTTGGGATATTGTCCAGTCACAAACTTGACGAACTTATCCCAGCTCGTGATATTTACCATTCTCTAAATCCTAACTTGTTAGCGGATAGGTACAACATTATCATTATTGTCATTATCTGGCAAGTTTTTCTCGTCAGACGTTTCGGGGAAGACCCATAGGTTGACATGCTTGTCACTCTCCCTACAGTCTTTGCAGAGGAAAGCATTTTCTTCTGCACGGTCAGCATTTGTGTTCTCTAGGATTTTTCCACCTAACTCAAGCGTTTTGCTTGGATGGAGAATCCTGCACACAGCAACTGAAGCTTCTTTGTCGCCACAGTTCCAGCAGTAGGGTTCTTGAATCCACTCCCAGAAAACTGGTGGCTCTTGGCTGTTACACGCATGAAGTGCAAGTGTTAGCCCATGCATTCCACCGTTGCCAGTTGATTTCTTTTGAAACAACCTTAGGTTTCCAGCACGAAGCACAGGAGTTGGTCGAGTGCATCCACACTCTAGCTTTCCTGTCACACAACGTTGCTTTACTTCACCACGAAAGAAAACACCAGACGAGTGAGCAGATACTGGATGTCCACATATGCACACATCCCTGCTTCGAACTGCCATCTTCTCTCGGCGGTCTAGCTCAGCTTTGATTTCATCTTCATCTAGTTCGAACTCACTCACCTAACCACTTCCTTGCTGACTGCGGTTTCGGGTTAGCCTTTCTAGGTCGCTGCATTGTGATTTGCGAGTGCTTACCTTTGAAGATGCGTTCCATTGCATCAGTTAATGAGATTTTACTGTCGTCCAGTTGAGTGTTTAGACATAGCAGGAATAACTCAGACTTCTGGGCTTCCCACATTTTGTCTAGCAATTCATTCAGATTTTCCGTAGCTTCCCATTGGACTTGTTCGGTCTTATCTCTTAAGTATGCAGTTTTCAAATGATAAAGAAACCGGTCATACTCTTTCTTGTAGACCTCATGAGGGTCGATATTGAAGTTACTACTCATACGTAGTTCCTTTCGGCTAAAACTTGACATTTTTGTTTTGTCAAGTGCCTCTATTGAGACAAGACCATACTAACATCAATTTACGGTCTATATTGGCTATTTCGGCATTAAGAACCTTCTCGGCATTCGGAATTAATTTTCTTAGAGGCTAGAAATATAACTTCCACACGCGTCAGGAAAATAGGTCCCGAATGTTGTAAAGGTTCTCTTTGCCGATTGTATTATCAAAAAATTACATCGTTTACACTTTTTTTCTTGATAATAACCTTTTCTGTATTATCAGCGTTTTTCATCTCCCACATTTCTTGATAATAACTTTCCACAGGCAACTCTCCCAGTTTCATAAAAACTTTCTTAAAAAGTATATACATAATCCCCTCTATCCCAGACTATACCCTGTTACAATACCAGCACCAAATTACCCCCCTTCAGCCAAAACACACACCTCCACACAAGGTAAAATTTTGTCATGGATACATCACGCATACCACCGGAGTTCACTCCAGGTGCAGCCAAGACTCAGATACGCAAGGCTGTTCAAAAGTTGGAATTATGTCGGTATGCCATTCAAGAAACACACCTAGAAATAGAATCCCCCGAAGACCCTGAAGAAAAAGCTGACCTGCTTCTAGCAGTCGAAGACCTCACAGCCGAAGTCTTCGAACTACTAGGCACAGTTAAGAATTACGCATGGGGAGTTGGTCACGAAGAGTATGACCTCCCCGAAGAGGATTAGTCCACACCACTTTCACGGCGTTCTCTAGCTTTTTTACGAACCTTGTTATACATATAAGCCTGTTCGTCAATTTCACTTAGACGGAACACTTTATCTATAGCTCCATAAGCTACAGCTATTCCAACAAACGGAGTAGGTAGATACCACCAAAAACCTCCGCCAAATATACCGTCTAATGTAGGTGCACCTGCACCCCACCATAGCCAAGAACCAATTGCAAACATTGGTACCGCCACAAGTACTATAGCTCCTACCATTTACGACGCTTCTTAGCCTGCATGGATAGAGCAGCAATAAATAAACTAACTAGTCCAAATCCAAAGGTTGCTAACACACCCATCCAGAAGCTGAACCAACTCCATACGAAAGTTACTTCCATTTCACTCTCCTTTCAATTTTCTTCAACAGTAGCACATACTTTCAAAATATGCAAACAACTCGATAATTCCCATTTCAGCTACAATGTATAGAGTAGATATAAAGGGGAGAGGACTAGTAGAAAGTCCCTAAGTTGTCTAATTCTAGAGCCAAAAAGAAAAAGAAAAAAGACGGCAACATACATCTCACCATCGATGTTTTCTGGCGAATAGTTGCCACATTTATCGCTTCTGCCCTTGGCGTTATTGGTGCAGGCTCAATCATTGGTATTGACGTCTGGCTTTCTGCAGCTTTAGGCGGACTACTAGCAGTTGCTAAGGTCGTTGAAAAATTGGCTTTGGCATTTCTCGAAGATGGAAAAATCGACAAAGACGAAGTCAACACCATCTTTAGTCAAGTAGTGCGTCTAAAGAATCAGGAAGAAATCCAAGAAAAGAAATGACCTTTGCACGCTTTGCCATACTTACACTCTCAGGGACCGCGTTAGCTTTTACGGCCTCCTTGGTTTCGCACGCTAGCAATGCCTACGCCACTGAAGAAGTAGTCTCTCCTGACAGTTCTTCTTCCGAAGTAACAACGTCTGAACCACCACCCCCTCCCCCTACTCCAGATGACTTACAGTCTGCCGTTGACCAAACTGCTGCACAGATTTCTACGGACGAATCAACAATTGCACAAGCAGAGCAAGACCTTTCTGATGCTGTTGCACAAAAAGAATCAGAAGTTCCTTCACCTTCCGAAGACTTGCAAAACGACATTGTTGAAGCTGACTCTCTAATCGAATCTGCAAAGGTCGAAACTGCCAACGCACAGACTGACCTAGAGACTGCACAACAAGCAGTTAACGACTACGCTCTTGCTAAAGACACCACAGACCTCTTTATGCAGGAAGAAGCTACCGCCGAGACTGAACTTGCTACAGCCGAAGACAACGTCTCTATAGCTTCCACTGATGTTGCTAACCAAGAAATAGTTGTAGATGATGCAATGGTTGTAAAGAATACAGCCGAACAAGAACTTGCTGCTGCCGAGGATGCATCAAAGATAAAAACTACAGAATCCTTTACCGACGCTGACGGAAACTTCACAACTTCCAGCACCGACATTCAAATCCTCAAAGACGGGCAACCAGTCACCGAAACTGAAGTTGACCAGACTTCTATTACTGACCAATACACCACGCACTTTGACGGAACCACGCTCCAACTACAGAACACTACTCGCGACACTGTTATTGATTTCCCAAACGTCAAGCAAATTTCTGAGATTGGTATGAGCGTTTACGCAAAGAATGGTGACACCATTGCTACCGTCAACATTTTTGACTCTGAAGGAACTACAGCTCAAGATTCTTGGATGATTGAAGACAACGTCTCTAGCTATCCAGAAGGCAATCCTGAGTACACAACCTACGAGGTCTACAAGAGTCCAGATGGCTACTATGTAGACAACGTAGTTCTACCGCCAGATTCCGACTGGTACATAGTTGACGACATTTATTACGCACAAGATGGCGAACCTGTTGACCCACAGCTTTACGAAAACGTCGAGACTACAACAGCTACTTTCAATACAGAGGTTTCAACTCTAGAAGGATTGCAAGCTATAGAAGCTGACGCTTTTCAGACTCGTGACCAGAAATCAGCAGAGTACGACATGGCAAAGCTCAACACCGAGACCGCCATTTATGATGAAGCAGTTGCTGCCAGCTACGCAGAGGAAGCAGTGAATACAGCTGTTATGTCTGCTGATAGTGCAACCGTAGCAACTTCCACTGCTTCAGAAAAAGTTCAACATGTCCAAGAACAAGTTCAATCAGAAGTTCCGCCTCCACCCCCACCTCAGCCTATTTATGTAGCCCCAGCTCCTACCCCTATGCCAGAGGTTACACCTGAGCCAGAGCCGGAGATTGAACCAGAGCCAGAACCAGAAGAAGAAACACCAGAGACTGACACAGAAGAAGATGAGCCTCTGGAAGACTCAGAGGACGTTGAAGAAGAACCCGAGCCAGAAGAAACACAACCAGAAGAAACAGAGGAGCCAGAGCCAGAACCTGAAGAGTCACAGCCTACGCCTCCCACTCCCACTGTTCCCGAGCCGGAGCCAGAGCCCGAACCTTTGCCTGAAGAGCCTGATTCCGACGAATCTCCTGAGCCATCTGAAGAGCCTGTTGACGACGAATCAGTTCCAGTCGAGTCTGATGATAGCGAACCAGAGCCAGAGCCAACGCCAGAGGCAGAGCAACAAGAGCTAGTAGAAAATATCTCACAAGACAATGTTATCGAATCTGTTGAGAAGCTAGTTCAGCTTGAGGACCCAAAAAAGATTACACCCGTTCAACAAGAAATAGTTAAAGAAGCGGTTAAAGAAGTCTTTGAATCTTCAGAACCAGACTCCCCAGAGTATGAAGCAGCCCTTACAGCTCTTGCAGTTGTTGCCGAAGCTGATGACCCAGAGCTAAACGAAGAAATTGCAGCCATTCCATCAATCCCGAAGTCCGAGAAGACGCTCAGAAGGTAGTAGTTGCATCTGTCATTGTCCAGCAGGTTGCACAAGTTGCTTCTCAAGCAGCCGCCGCAGCAGCCACCTCCGCCCCTGCAGCTAGAGCAGGTGGAGCACCAGGATTCGCAGCTTACAGAAGATTCAAGAAATAAAGGAAAGGATAAGCAATGAGAAAACTAATGAACTTTTTGTTTGGCCTCTTTCGCGACCTGGTAGACCAGGTTTGGACCATCGTTGCACTGCTCATTGGTTGGGTACTGCTCGAAGGCTCAGCTCGCGACGTGGTCGGCAATCTAATCATCATTACTCTTGCCGTTTGGATTATCACTTATCCAACACGACACGACCCTGAAGCATAGTTGCATAAAACTAAATAACCCTATAAAATGGAAAAGCTACTACAAACAGTAGTAGCTACCTTTCATCGTAGGCAGGAAAACCCCCCGAATCATTTGCCAGATTTTATCGGGGGGTTTTTCTTTGCTTAACTATTTAAGTTCTTTGTTTTTAATATCTTCAACAACTTTATTGTTAAATAACTCACTCAATAATTTCTTAGTGTTCTTTATGTTCATCTCTTTTAGGAATGCTCTAACTTTTAATACGGCGTCATCCAAAGTTTCATCATTTAAAAACCTAGACATCCAACGAGCATGAATAGCTGCTATAACTTCCCTGCCATCATGCTCTGTGAGGACATCATCTTTATTTTCATTGCTGTTGGCCTCTAACATAATCTTTATAGCTATACCAGCTAACTCTTCAATTCTTTCTTCTGCCTCTGCATCATTGGTTGCCTCCAAAGAGGTCTCCATGACTCCCAAAAACCTTAGTCGATAATTGTTATATCTAGACATAGTCCACTTTACAGAGTAAAAAACCTCTTTGGTTTTCTTATCTATCTTTACTGCCTTAGAGTCATAGACAGCGGTTAAGCAAGTTGTATCGTCAAAAAATATAACGGTATTAGGTGGCTCCTTAAATCTAAATCCGGTGCTCATCTAATCAACTTCCATCTGATTCTGTTAGCAGGTAATTCGTCTTCAGGCTTCCAACTAGTTACATATTCAGTATCTGCATCGACAAAACTTGCATGAGAAGTTAGAACAATTGCACCTCTAAAGATTCTTTGTCCACGCTTGATGGTTTTTGGTTCATCAGTAGTATTCCAAATCATACAGTGAAGCTCAGTATTATCCCAAGAATCTATAATCCTATTATTGTCAAACAGCATTAGACCTTCTAGTAACAACTGCGGCATAGGGCTGTATACCATAGCAAACTCAATATCGGGATATTTTATGTGACAGCCGGTCCTGAGAATCTTTTTTTCGTTAGGCTCAATTGTGTAGTCCTCAGCTGCTAAAAAATATGGAGCAGCATCATTTAGTTGGTCATACTCAGGCGGAAATCCATCTTTTTGTACCTCTATATGAAAAGTTCTTAAAAGTAATCCATAGTCGCTCATGAGGCAAATCTTACCACAGAAATCGCCCGTTTTAGGTTTAGGTAAAATAGAACTACAACCCAACTTATTTATTAGGAGAACTATCGTGGCCAACTGGATGCAGCCATTTTCAGAGGACCGTATTACCGGTTATTTTGGAACTCGCTCCGCCTTTAGGATTCGCAATGGTCTAGGACCACACCGCGGAACCGACTGGGCTAAACCAAACAAAACCCCTATCCCAGCCATCACTGACGGAACAATTGCCCTCGTCCAGTACTCAAAAATCCTTGGTTGGTGCATCGTCCAAACTGCTTGGGCAGAAGGCAAGACCTGGTACATCGGATACGCACACCTTGCAAAGAAGCCAACCCTAAAAGTAGGCGACAAAGTAAAGATGGGCGACACCATCGCACTGCTTGGAAATACAGGCAAGGCAAGTTCCGGTCCCCACCTCCATGCAACTTTGTCCACCTCAAGAAAAGGTATTTTCTGGGGCAAAGTTTACGACCTATACAAGTTCATCAACAAGCACGCAGGTCCAGGACCAGAGGCTGACGTTGAGGTAAAGCTGATTCCAAAAAATGGAAACGTTGTTGTGAAGATTGACAACTTCCCAGTAGGAGCCAAGCTACGTATGCGTAAAGATGGCAAGAGCGTTTGGTATAAGACTGTCAAGGCAGATAAAACCCATATGAAGGGCGTAACTCTTAAAGACACTCACGAAATCTGCCTCTACTACAATGGCAAGCAATTCTTCTGTGAGACAGTTAAAGCTGGAGCAAAACCTACTCGCAACCCATGGGCTGGCAGAGGCAACGACAAGGCTAAAAAGTATGGAACCCGTCAGGCTTATGAGGCTAACAAGAAGGTAGAAGAGAAAAAGCCAGAAGCTCCAAAAGAAGCTCCAAAAGAGGAAAAGAAGGAAGAGGCACCAAAGTCATATCAAGTAAGGCCAGGTGACACACTTTCAAAGATTGCAATAGAGCACGGGTTCAGCGTAAGTGAGCTTGCTCGACACAACAACATCACTAACGTAAACCTAATCCGTATTGGTCAGGAGATTAAGTTCCCTGAGAAGTAAACTGCGTTAAATAAGAAAAAGCCCCCCAAGAGCCAACGGGGGGCTTTATCTTTTGTAGATAGTAGAAAGGATATTTATTTATCTTTTGTCTCACCATCGAGACAACTCAAACCTATCACAATATCTAAAAGTCTTTACCATAAGGCGGGTTGTTTTCATCATCGTCATCCAAGTCTTCGTCTAGCATGTTTGCCACGGCGGCAATGATGTCATTAAAAGATTCGTTGATTCGTACAATCTCTTTGTCCCGGACGAACACTTCAACCATCTCAGCTTTATAGATGAGCTTAGCCAGCTTCTTCTGGTCTTTCTTTTCAAGATTCTTAAATAGTGGATTATTTAAAATCATTAGCTGGATGTCGTTCATGTGGCGCATCTTTTGCATGTTGCGTAGTCTGCGTTCTGTGAAGTTAATCAATATTTGCTCCCAGGATAGAAGTTTTCTGGTGGAATCCGTTTACCAAACCTGAGCTCTTCAACTTTGTCCATGAATACTATTATCGCAGATAAAACAAAACTGCAGACGTGGAGCAGAATTATAAGAAAATACTTTACCGGGAACCAGAAGATTTTTCCCAATTGTCAATCCACTGGTCTAAATAGATGACTGCACCACTCTTTAACTTAACAAACCAAACATCCTCAGGTATGCTATAGTTTACAATTTCCAACGCTCTCAAGGCTTCGTAAATCTTTAGGCGCTCTTCGTTTTGAATCTTTTCAATAAATTTTTGCTCTGGTTGCAGTTTTACACTGCTTGCTTTTTTTGCCATAGCTGCTACTCTATGCCATATTCTTTCTTATAAGAATCAATAGCTTCTTCTAGAGTGTGGCCTTGCAGCAACTCAGCTTCAAAAAACTTAGCTGCACGCTCACGCTCACGCTGACGCTCTTCAGAATTCCTTGCCATTGCGGCTAACTCTTCGCCACCACCTACATCTGCAAAGTTATCTAACATCTTTATCCTCTTCCATTGCTTGGTCTATGGTCTGTATTACCAGTTCCGCTAATTCTACACCGTTTAAGTTTTCAACGATAGGGTTATCTTGTATCAACTTAAGCTGGTTCTTGAGTCCTAAAGCGGTTAATCGACTTCCTTGTTTCTCATAGACAATACTGCAACAGCCATCACACCAGTGGCTCTCTCCATAGACGTGCTCAAACTCATGAACACACTCCATTGAGTCGTCGTCAATCACCGAAATAGTCTCCGCTATCGAACTCAGCTTGGGCTTTGTCCGCTTCTTCTGGCTGAATAGCCCCTGCAATAGCGTCCAAAATCTTTTCTGGAACCTCAATGCCAGTATTACGGTAGGCAATCATAAGGTCCATATCTTCAATTAAGCCCAGCATCCTCTGACGCTCGGCTACAATCCAACCTTCAAAAATTGCACAGCAGCCGTCACAACCGAGGTGCACTTCCCCGCTGTGTTTTATATCGTGCTCGCAAGTTAAATGGCTCATTTAGTAGTTTTCTTATAGTTAAAGGAAAGAGATTGCATCTCTTCTAGTCCACTACCATAGGCTTTATCTTCTATATTAAACATCCTTAGTAGTTCCCTATAAGGCTCTTCTAGCATACCAAAAAAGTATTCTGGCTCTGACTGACTCCTTTCGTAAACTTGGTAGCAGGTTTTCAATACGTCTATGTACTTTTTACAAAAGTCTTCATAAAATGGTTCGATACCCCCACCCTCTGCGGAGATATACAGGTATGAAAATATACTACCTACAGTAGGTGGAGTACACGCAAAAGGCCAAGCTTCCCATTTATTACTCATTTTCTGACTCGCTCTCTTCCATTGCATCTTCTTGCTTAAGTGTAGCGGCTAAAGCGTCAAGCAATGCTTTACCGTTATCGTTCATAAAATCTTGCTCTCTAAAAACCTTTATAACTTCTAGCACTCTGCTCTTTTCAGCAGCAACACCAATTTCGTAACCCACCTGAGCAGCAGCATCATTAGTTGCGTCTATGGCTTTTTCCATAGTTTCTTTGGCCTTTAGAAGTTTTGCAACATCTACTTGAGTAACATTGCCTTCATTAACCCCACCCTCTAGTTCTTCTTTAGGGTCTGGCAAGCTATCAAAATCATTCAATGACATCTTTCCTTCTTTCTGGTGGTGACCACGCAGGTAACCAAGAAAAGCCTACGTGGCCACCGCTTTCACCATAACACTATCATATGTAAAAGTCCATCCCCCTGGAGTCGAACCAGGAACCCACGCTTCGTATGCGCTGCTCTGCCAATTGAACTAGGGATGGTTGGTATTACTTATACTCCTCCACCAATGCTATTAGCGAGGAGATAGGTAGTTTTGGTTCAGGTTCACCAGCATCTGCCATGGTTTCTTGCAGATACTTAAGAACACTAGTGATATAAATACGGTACTCTGCTTCGCCCGCTTTTTTTCCATGCGCGTAAGCATCTTCATGTGTATAGGTCATAGTTGACATAAATTCAGTGTACTACAAGTACAGATTTATTTTAGAGGAATTCCCTTTTTAGCGTGCTGTCCAGGGCAACCTTGACGAAAACACTTAGGGTAGTTCAAAGTACCCTGGCTCTCTTTGCGAATGGAACCACAGTAGCTGCACTTGTCCCACATGCTTTCGGGTAGTAAACGGTCTGACATACATAAATTATACCGCTTTAAAACCTGCCTGATTATTGAACTGGCCAGACGTAGTCGTAGCCAATTGGCTGACAACCAGTGTCTTCTGGCCATTTAAACTGTGAGTACCACTCGTAATTCTTCGTTAAAAGTGCCATCCGGTGACTAGAAGCAATCTCAGCGAACTGCTCTTTGTTACGCATCCACTCAGGGAACCTGTGACTAGCTGCAGTTATTCTGCCTAGTTTGATTGCCTGGAAGTAAGTAATAAGTGTCTTTTCACCAATAGTTGATTTATAGCCGCGTCTCTGCCATTCCATAACCATTCTAAGAATGTACGAAACTAAAGCACCTTCGTGACCTCTCCACATCTTTACGGCGGGGTGATTACGCCAACCTTTAGCTACTCGGTGGTTCCCCATAGGGTCTAGCTCAACAAGGTTCATTAGAATCTGCCAACCCTCTAGGGCTTGCTTGTTGAGCCTAGCTCTGTCTAATACTCGTGCTGTATCCGTTGAGCCAAATAACGGTACGAATGTTTGCATCTCCAGCCTACTTTCTTTAGTCCCTAAAAACTATCAGTAGCTGGCAAACATGTCAAGTTATTCTTTATTTTCTGATTTTTCTAGTGGCTCTAAAAAGTGTGCTGATATATACCCGGTCCACAACCACAGAGCTGCTTTTCCATATGGCTTTGAGCCAAGGGTCTTAAGGATACGGGTTATAGTTGGAACTTTCCTCGTGGTTACTGCCACCACCTCGTACACACAACCCACTACCAAAATTCCCCTTAGAACGTCCTGGGTATCAATCCTTTTCACAACTACCGCCCGTAATAACTATCTGACTTACGTTTACCCTTTTGACCGCCACTTATTGAGCCCTGTCTAGCGGCCCAAGCAGCTCTCAAAACATCTCGGTAATACACAACCCTAAACCCACCAGGCATTTCTACAAACTGCAAGTAGCCATTCTTCTCATAGTTATAGATAGAAGCTGTAGTGATACCGCCTTTTTCAGCAGCTTCTTTAATAGTCATTAAAGGACCACGGCTCATCTTTCACCTCTAAATCTATTGTCTCTTTTATTACACTCCCAAGATGCCCTCAACACATCTCTGTAATAAACAAACTCGTAGCCATCGATAACTATTGGCTCTACTAAACCTTTTTGTATATACCTATTGACAACACTGTGTGCCACCTCAGCTTTATTTGCAGCTTGGATTCTTGTCATAAGCGGACCCTTAGACATTTAACACATGCAACTTTCAATGCTTATGTATCCCGCATACTTCTCTATGCGCCCAGCCCAACCACAATCCGAGCAAACAAAGACGTACTCAGAAACACCATCTTTGTGCTGGACTTTTACACTGGCAGGTATAGTCCAAGGTTCGTCGTATTGGTAGCCTAGGTCACCCATGTTCATATTTTTCTCCTACTTCTTTAGTAGTCTGTAAAACGCCCACCAAGCAATCAAAATTCCAAATGCAACGTAATACGCCCACGCAGTTCCAAAAGTTTCTATCATAGGTCTAAACATTAAAAGTCCTCGTCATCTAGGAAGAAGGTCTTCCTGGTTTCCCTGGGAGCGGACCTTTACCTCTGTCACTAGCTTCCCAGGTGGCTCTTAGTAAGTCTCTATAGAAAAGCATCGTAGCGTTGCCTTCTTTCCAAACTTCTAAGTAGCCATCTTCAGCTAGTTTCAGTATTACCTTTTTACCTATACCAGCCCTCATGCTGGCCTGGGTAACAGAAAGAGCAGGACCTCGGCTTTCATTTTTACTGTTAGGACCTTTATCAAAAATGTCTGGAAACTTTTCCTGCAAGTTTGAAAGGTCTAACTGCGGCCTGCGCCCATCTCTCTTCATACCCATAAAAACTAATATTACAGCAATATTATTTCTGAGGCTATCCGTTGTAGAAATCGACATACTCTAGTTTTTCTAGTTCCGAAATAGGCAACCTAGTTATGCCAAGACTTTCTCTCTTGGGTCCAGAAGCCCAGGTCTCACCATTCCAGTAAATAAGTTCGGTACCACGCTGATACCAACCGACTAGAAGCTTGTCATGAGCCTGTTTCACGGGGTCTAAATCAGGATTAACGTATGTAGGCTCTGATACAAACCTACCTTTTTCGTCACGAAGAAAGTCAGGAATAGGAGCCATCTCGTCCCTCATACGTTGTCTCTGTGCCAACTTGTCGTCAGCTTCATTGACCACATCCAGGTCCTGCGTCTCAGCCTTCAAAACTTCTCTGCCTTTAATAGCACCAGAGTTACTACCAGCAACAATCGTGTTGTTTACATGGTCAAAGGCCATATTTACCTGGGCACTTCTACTTCCGCGATATTTGCCAGCTACTTCAGTAATTGCGTCTATTACATCGCGTCGAGCGGCCTCGCGGCCCATTCTCTCCGCTTTCTCTAGCAAATCCCAGAAAGCTCCCTGTGGCATAGAAATTTCCTCATGCTCTGTGCCATCTGAGTACTTCACTTTATTCGTCTCGACATACCTGCCCTGGTCATAATCTAAGTAGTCAAGGTAGTCGTTGTAGTCCTTATATGCCATAGTCCCAGCTCTCCTCTTCTGTCTCTTCTTCTCCCATAACCATAAGCAAAAACTTAGCGTCTACAATTAATTGCTCGCTAGCTTCTACCAAAGAGTCAATGGCTTTCCCAACCATAGCTAGTTGGACAGTAATAGCTTTTAGCTCTGCTTCGTAATCGCGTTCCATGCGTTCTCCGTTCTACGTACAAAAACTGTAGCAAGACTACGCATTTATGTCAAAGATATTGTGAAATTGATTTATACCATTCATAGCCCTGCTGATAATCTTTGCAGAACCTAATCTCTCTGCGGGGCACTCCAATGGACTCGAACCAGTCATACCACTTCATCTTGGGTTCGTTGCCTGGATTAAAAGGTGCAAAGGGAACACCAAACGCATGAGATGTAATAGCGGCGTGCATAGCACCAGCCAACACAAACTCACTCATTGCAATTGTATTAACCATGTCCACAGTGTCTTGCCTGGTAATCACCCTTGGCAAAACAATTCTGTCCACACCAAACTTTTCCGGAGTTGTCGACCTTTTCACCTTACTTGCAATATGTGGAACTAGAAGCGTTCCCATTCTGTCTACAGTAGGGGCGTCTATCGCAAGGTGGTCGAAAGCGATGTAGGCGCTGTCGCCGGTGACAGTAGGACGGTCTAGCCCACAAGCTTCAACAGCGTTTGCAGTTATTGGTCCACGAACTCCAATGAATGCGCACTTCTTAACTAGCTCGGGGTCTAGCTCTGTACCCCTCCAGCCACAGCCAATAAATACTGGCGTCCGTTTTAGTTTGACCCAGTATTCAATATGTTCGTTGCTAATAACACTTCCAATAGGGAAGTAAACTTTGTCGATTGACTTATCCATTGACTCTACATCTAGAGCCTCGGCTACTATCTCACCTAGAGCGTCGCCATAATTACGTACGCCCTGGGCTGGTTTCCACTCGTAAATCAATGTTCTAAGAAAGATACCTAGAGTCGGTGCTTGTTCTAATCACTTCGATTGCCCATTGAGCCGCCTCTGGATTATCTCCCAGTTGCAACCTCTCTTCAAATAGGGCTAAAATCCTACGTTGCTCAGTGACTTCGCCCGCTGCAGCGAATTCTCTAGCGTTAGCAGAATCTTCGTCATTTCTAAGCCTATAACCGAAAGCGACTTTAGCTAGCCTTTCATGCTCTAGCTTAGCTCCAGTTTTCATAAGTTCATTTTTATTATCTGTACTCAACGTTCCCAACCAGCTCCTCTTGGCAAAAAGATAAATGGGATACCTCTTTGTCTATAAATTTCTTTGTTTTCTTGTATGTACATAGCAAGCTTATCAGTAGACAACCTGTACATATTATGAAATTTTAATTGCTTATTTGCCTGGGCAGGAGTGATTAAGTCAAGCCCAGATAAGGTCCACTTCCAAAGTCCATCGAGTGCAAACTTGTCATTAAAATATGTATCGCCAGGGATAATGTTGTTTTGAGCCTTTTCAATGTAATTTTCAACAACTGGAGTAGTGGCTTTCTCATTAGTTATATATCTCCAAAACTCGGAGTCAGTCCTCCCCCCTTGGTAGTGAAAAACGGTAAAGTCCTTGTAATGCTCTAGCACCTTACTTATACGCTCGTTGTAGCTAGTAATATAGGATTCTTTTACAGTTGTATTTACAGTAGGAGTTAAGTACTCTCTTGTGAAAGCAATCATTTGCACAATTGTGGAGTGGATAGATGTAGCTTCTAGTGGTTCTAAGAAAGATGATGCTAGCCCTATAGCTATGCAGTTATTTTTCCAAGTTTCTGAAATCCTGCCTGATTCAAACTTAATTGTTTTTATTGGGTCGACTTCATGACCAACTACTTCTTCAACTTCTTTTAAGGCATCTTCATCGCTAACAAACTGACTAGAGTATACATAGCCAGCTCCTTTTCTATGGTCCAAAGGTGAGTTCCACATCCAGCCAGAGCTCATAGCCTGAGCCAATGTCATGGGTTTTACCCGTTCCTCGGGTTGATACTCCTCTATAAAAGGTATGGCACTATCCACAGGTAGCACATCTTTATAGGAAGTCCACTCTGTCCCCATCTTGCTCATTAAAACTTTCTTAAAACCTGTAGCATCAAACCAAAAGTCGCTTTTAACTTCAGAGCCATCATCTAAGTTGACACTTTCAATCCAACCCCTGCTGTCTAGATTGACGTTATCAATAGTTGCGTCTACTACATTTAGCCGATTTTCATAGCTAAGTAAGAAATCCCTTATATATTTAGAAAACTTATTTCCGTCAAAGTGTAAAGCTGGCCCTTCACTTATTGGCCAAGCGTTTAGGTCGTAAGCAATTCCAAACTCACTTGCAGTATGACCTTTCCTGCCCTGACTGGATGCTACTGCTGCTAGAAACAAAAAATCTTGATGAACTTTTTCTGTTGGACTACCAATTATTGGTCCAAAGTATCCACCAGGCTTTTTTGCCCAATCTTTATGAAAAATCCCATACTTTGGACTTGCTTCGACACTATTGTTGAAGTGCTCAAGGTCAACTTTTGGCCAACTTTTTTCATACATAGAAAAGTCGCTATTGCTGTACTCATCTTCCAGCAAAGAGTAAAGCAAACCGCTTGATGCTTCACCCGCCCCAATAATCCCAACTTTTGATGACTCTATTACAGTTAGTTTTTTAATATTCGACGCCCGAAGGAGGTGGAAGGCAGCAATCCAGCCAGCTGTACCCCCGCCACATATAGTTATATCCATGATAAAAACTCTCTGATAAGTACAAATGACGATAAGAATATCCAAGCTAGGTTCAAAATAATAATAGTTGGCAACGTCTTAACAGTCGAAGACCATACTAACGCAAAGCTGGTTCCCAAGGAAAACAGATATAGCCACCAGATATAGACGCCCCAGATTAGCCCAGGGATAATAATAATAATTTTTATCATGAAGGCAAAGAACTCAACAGTGTTTGGTTTATCCCAGTAGCTGGTCTTTAACATAGTTTTTAGAGCGGACAACCACTCTAATCTTGCCAAGGTTCTGCTCCTAGTAACTCTAAGAATGTTCTATGGTCGTAAAGATGGTTAATCGCCCCCATAGCTTGTTGTTTCCTCAGGTACTCGTAATCAAACTTAACTTTTTGACTATAGAGGTTGTATTCCGTAGCCTCCCCTAATCTTCTTAGCATGTCTGAGTGCTTGACACCCATACCAACGTAATACCAAGAATCTAAGTGCCAAGGGTCTCCACCCTCTATATCTCTCCAATCTAAAGTTCTATATTTAAGAATGTCATAAATCTCAGCTAGCCTAGGAACTAGATTAGTTCCATCAAACTTTTGCCAAAACTCTGTGTCCTTCCGCCTAGTTTGATAATGAAGTTGAATCATTGCAGCAATGTTTTGCTGGAGTTGCTCATTCCTTTTATTGAAAAAATCTCTGCTCTCTTGATTAGGATTGTGAATCATTTCAGGACGGGTAAAAAGTTCTTCAAGCTGTAAGATAGTTGCCCATATAGAAGTTGCCTCTAGTGGCTCGACGAAACTGCTAGCTAGTCCAATAGAAACTACATTGCGTTGCCACGGGGTCTTGTAGTAACCTGGCTCAAAAGTCAGCACTGTGTCGTACTCGACTTTGGCTCCTAAAAATTCTGCAGCCTCAGCTGCGGCTTCCTCAGCTGAAATAAGCGAAGAATCAAAAACATACCCACACCCCCATCTGTGTTGTAGAGGTATCTTCCACATCCACCCATAGTTCATGGCAATAGCGTCAGTTATAGCTGGTATCTTTTTTGTTTTTGGTAAGAAAAAAGGTATAGCAGAGTCAACAGGTAGATACTTCTTCCAGCTAACCCACTTAGACTTAAACGCTTTAGGGAACATCCTGCTAAAACCACTAGCATCAATTAAAAAGTCTAGAGGTATAGAAGAATCATTATTTAGAACTAAGCTTGTAACATCCCCTTTTTCGTTTTGCACAAAGTCCTTCACCTTACCCTCTACAACGTCTATACCCCTCTCTTGAGCGACAAGAAGTAGTTCTTCGGCTAAGGCATTAGCGTCAAAATGAACTGCAAACTTTGATATGGCAGCCAACTCAGAGATATCTCTCTGACCACCTGCGTCGTCACCTACTTGGCTGCCGTCTCGAGGAGCAAAATTTGCCTTGTATAGCTTAGCTGCTTTAGCTGTTAAATCACTTTTATCTGGTGACTCTCCATACTGAGCATTCATAAGAAATGCGCCACTAAAAGGGACTACCTGCTCGGAAGGAGTTAAATCTACAATACCCAAACCTAACCCAGCGCCAAACGAGTGTACAAACTGGTCGCTTTGCTGTTTGTTGTTTTTATTCCACCCACAAAACCTAATTCCGTTTTTAACGGTTGCACCTGTGCGTCGGACCAGTCTCTCAAAAGGTATACCACAGGCGTCCATCATCTTTACAAACGCAGGTGTGGTTCCCTCTCCAGAACCTAGTATGCCAACACTATCTGACTTGACAATAGTTATCTTGCAATTTTCATCCACAGTTTGTAGATATAAAGCAGCTATAGTACCTGCTGTACCAGCCCCTAGAACTACGAATCGCTGTTTGTGGTTATCTTTAAATGTCATCTTCTATCTCAACCATTCTGTAGTTCTTTCGTGACCAACGCTTTTTCTTGTAATAGCCAGCTACCATACTCACGGACTTCATTGAACGGTCGTGACCTTCTTTTTGTAATTCTGGATTACCAAGTCCTACCCAATCTTCACGTTTAAAAGGTAGCATCTGAAATATAGGCGTGCCTGAAGGTATGATGCCTTCAAAACCTTCCTTTAGATGAAATGGAAAATTACCGGGAGGAAGAATAGTGTCTGAGTCGTGTATCCCAGTCAAAGTGGTAAATGGAAGGTCATACCTATTAAAAGGGTGGGTGTATAGCACTGAATACCCCTTAGGAACCCTAACACTAAATGGCTGGTGCCAAATAAAATGATTATCTGAGTGCCCATGCGGGATAGGTAACGTCTCTAAACCTTCAGGATTCCGGCCATCTAATACCGATGGCTCCACGCGCCAAGTAAACCAAGGCCCTGCCGGTCTTTGCTCTACCTTAAGGTCACACCATAAATGTGCAGTGTATCCAACTGTCAGGGCATCTAAGAATGGAATACAGTATTTAACACTCAAATTACTAGATTGATGCTCCGAACCCATAATTGGTTCATTACCATTAGTGTACTTTGGGGTATTTTTATACCAGTCAGGAATAGATTTACTGGCTGGCTGTGGATAAGGAATCCAATCAGCTGTTCTTCCAAACTCTATTAGTTGTTCACCCGGCTCAACCAACTTGTTCTTTTTTCTAAAAAACTCAAACATCATCTTGCTCTTTCTTTAACAGTTCTTTCTTAGCCTTATACTCCTCAGCCAAAGCTTCATTGGTTTGATTCTTATAGTGAACCCTATGCACCTGGTCAACCCTGAAGCTTCTTAGAGCTGGACACCTCTTGGGACCACCCCAAACATCAATCCAGTCTACGTCTAATCTTTCGTTGTAGACGTATTTAACGAACCTAAACCGGCCCCGCTCACCACGAATCTTTAGCTCAGTGCCCTTTGTTACATGGCGTCCATTAATCTGCATTTCTTCCTTAATAGTCCAGTCAGCAATAGGAGCGCCGTTTTTAATAGCGGCGTCTACAAGTTTTTGCTTCCTCCTGGACATTGCTACTTAAAATCCTTGCGCTTCCAGTACTGCTTTTTATACATCTTCCACATACGAGTCATCATGTCAACTTCATTTCTCTCTATGAGCTCGCGGTCTATCTCTGGCTTGACGCTCGAATCCCAGGAGTCTCTCTTAAAAGGAATCACTTGAATCATTGGAGTACCAGCTTCAATAATCCCAGAAAAATCTTGCCGCAAAACGAAAGGGAAGTTGACGGGGATGTGATAGTCATCTGTATCTACTATTGCAGACATAGACACAAAAGGTAAGTCAAACCTATTTAAAGGGTGTACGAACATTGCAGAGTACCCAGGGGGTGTTTTTACTGACCAAAAGCTCCTAAATTTATAAGGAACTGTAGAAAAATCTTTTGGAATCATTTGCCTTGGTACTTGGTCCTCGTGGTGACCAGTAATTAGTCCATCTAACTGCTCGCTTCTCCAACGAAACTCCTTTTGACCATCTGGAAGCGTAGTTACCTCTATATCAAAAGGAAGTGGAATAGTGTATCCAGCTGTCATTCCATCAAGTAAGGGGACGCAAGCCTTCACAGAAGCATTACTTCCTTCACTACCTAACCATTTAAATTTGTCGTTGATTGGTCCAAAAAACTGACTATATTCCCTAAACCACCGAGGAAGCGACTTTGCTGCCACTACAGGCTTTTCCGACAGATATTTGACAAAGTCTTCGGAAGGTAAGAATTCTATAGATTTGCGTCTCATTGATTTCGCTTCCACACGTTCTGAACAGTTGTAGCATACCATAGCCCCCCATTTTTTGTGGGGTAGCCTTCTAGGTTTAGCTTGTCAGCTATTTTCTTAAAAGACAAGCCTTTGCTTCTATATTTAATAATTGCGTCTATTAAATCTTGTCGGTCATCTGCCTTTGGCCCGATGTCTTTGCCCCACTCAATCCCCTGGGCGCGGCGGTCTTTGTGAATATCTTTAGCACGCTCAGCGATTATGCCACGCTCCATCTCAGCGAGCGCCGACATCACTGTTGTCACAAACCTGCCCTGATACGTCGATGTATCTAGGTTCAAATCAAGCAAGATTAACCGCCATCCTTCTTTAGCAGACTTATCTACTATCTGGAGAAAGTCTGTAGTAGAACGTGCCAGTCTGTCAAGTCTTGTAACAATAAGGGCGTCTGCATCTTTCTGTTCAAGTACTTTTAATGTTTCCTGCAACTTAGGCCTACCTTTGATGCTTTTACCCGAGCGACCCTCTTCACGCACTAGTTCCCAGTCATTAAACCCGTGAAACTCTGCTGCAGTGATTAATTGTCTCTCCTGGGCGTCCAAAGAGACACCATCTTCAACCTGCATGGCTGTGGACACCCTTGAATAGAGCAAAGCTTTAGAAATAGGGGCGTCTAAGCTCATCTGCCGTGTGCTCCAATCCGAATTCTTCTCTAATTTGATACTTAAAGCCACGTATCTCGGGAGTAGGCGCGTAAGGCTTGTATCTATCTAGCATTTCCTCTAAGCGTTGCCTGTAATCCCGGTCTGCCACCTCGTACCCAATACCAAAAGCTATAGCAACAATGTTTATTAGAGCCCAGATAGCCACCAAGATTGAGACAACTGTGAGGGCGACATCCATAGGCTAATTCTACCTGATTTTGTATAACCTTAGGTCTAAGTTTATACAACAAAAGTTGTACATAGTGTTTTGGCTAAAACCAGCAAAATACTGGTCTACAATATGCTATATTTAGTACCTTAACCAGTGGGGAACTGTAGCTTAAAGCCTTTTCTAATGACTGATAGCTTATCCGACCGAGAGAAATCTATGGCAGATGGTAGATTGTCCCTCCACTCTCCCTCTGGCTCTTCATGGTTTTCCCAAACGGGGATTATCTTCGTTCCTATAGGGCAGTCAGAAAAGTGCTCGTTGCCCAACCTAAAGTGAACTTCTGTAACAACTTCCGCCCTTAGTTCTACGTTAAATCCTAGAACTCCAGGCTCATTGGCAAACTCTATCTTTAATGGTAGTTCTTCCAATTTAGGAACCTCATTTGGGTTTATGACTTTCCAAAATGCAAACTTTGACAAGTCTTCGTCAGATTCATGAAAACCTTGTAATGCATTGGAAACTACCCATCGGTCTGCACTTGTTACAGACCGTCTGTAGTCAATCGATATATGTCTACCATTCAACCACTGCGTCCAAAAATGGCCTTCCGGCACAATATTATTGTTTAATATTTCTTTCTCGTCTGTGTGAGGGTCATAACTAAATTTACGCGCACCTAGACCCATTCCATAGATATTGTAGATTGGCCGATGTATATACTCTCCTGCTTTTCCAGGAGCCGTCGCCGCGGGGCCTGCATCTAGCCCCTGGCGCAAGGCAATCTCAAGTTTGTTAAAGTACCACCTATAAGGTCCTCTAGAAAATTTAGACCAAGCTTCATGGTCTTCTTTTATTTCTACGGGCTGATAGCTAGGAATCACTTGTCAGCTGCTTTCATAGAAAGTCTTTTCCCGCACTTGCTACAGTTCTCATACTGACGCTCAGTATAGGGGCATGTTGCCCATGTGCTATTCGGATGCTTACAAAACTTTTGACGTAATAAGGTTTTTGTGAACTCTATAAATGATTGATTTTGAGCGTGCATAAATAAAGACTACAACACAAAGACTTTTTTTGTCAAACTAATTAAACGCTTTGTCGAACCACTCTGTTATTGCTTTGATGTAAGTGTTTCTTCTATAACGGTCTTGACCACAGGAGTAGCAGATTAACTTTAAATGATTAGTGTCGACCTGGTTTACAGGGATTTCATTCTGACATTTGTCACAAAAATATTGATAGACAGGCATAGTTCCTTAAATAGCGTCGGACTACGCCTTTGTAGGGGGATTATATTAATTATAACAGAAATATAACGCAATTTATTCCACCAAATTTTCTTTTATCTCTTTTAAGACAAGTCTGTCTGTCTTTGTATTCAAAAAACGCTTATATCTATCTACCAAAGGCAGCCTAGGCTCAAAGCGCTTTATAGTAGTGGAACAAAAGTGTGAGTATTTATTTAACTGCTGAGTCATCTTAAATCTTTTTAATTCTACAGGCCTGTCAGTTAAAAACTCTATATAAAACAATGGGTCACCTGAAAGAATATTCACACTGTCAACAGGGTTCCAGAACTGCGCCTCAAACATAATCGGCCTAAACCACTTAGATATGTCAAATTTTCCAGGAGAGATAAATCCCTTTTGAGAAAAGTCGCTGGGCTCATGAAAAGCGGGTACGTTTGTCATAGCTTCTACTGACTCTTCACAAAAAAACAGCCAAGCCATTGAAAAATTTATGCTTGCTCCACCAGCCATGTTAGTTCCTCTAACAAACTGAGCCCCTAATCCAGAGCTCTCAATAACTTCAGGGCTTAAAGGGTCAGAAGCATCATAGGTTACATGAGAGTCTAAATTATTTCTAAAAATAAAGCTTGACTTTAATCTATCTGTGACAGCAGGACAATTAAAAAAGGATTCCCTACCTACGGACTTTTCTTTTTTCTTTCTAACTAGTTCTAAATATAAGTTTTTAGGCTCGTCATATAGCATGTTCCAGTCTTCAGAGCCAGGCTCCATGGGTATTTGAGGTGCCCAATATATTGTTAAAGGTTTACTAGCCATCTGTTACCAGTCGCCGCTTTACGGGGTCAAATACCTTGGGACGCTGCTTATAAGCCTTACCGTTCTTGCGGTCTGATGTTGGTTGCTTAGGAGCGGGTGCTCCACCGCCTTTTCTCTTTGCCATTAAACGTCAATTCCTTTGTTAGTTGCTCGCCAAATAGATGGTGAATGATTTTCTTGTATTTTTGCTCTATGGTCAGGGTCCTCGTACAAGCGAATAATGTGCAAGCACGGGTCTTCGCCCTGCTCAAACTGTTCTTCTTCGGCTTCTGCAGTTGGAAGACCATCATGAGTGTAGCAGACGTCAGGCCCACACCACCCTTGTTTTATACCAAATTCTAGCCATTCATTAAAGTTCATGGGAAAAGACTAACCCCCCTTGAGAAAAATCTCAAGAGGGGTGTCTGGAATTAAGTTCTATATTTACTTAACTTCGTCGTCCTCTGGAAGGCTAGCAGCCAACTGCGGGTCCTCATCACCAACAGCAGCCTTACCAAACGCAGAGTTTACCTCGTCCATGTCCAACTTTCCATCAGTCATGTAAGCACGAGAAATGTTTTCAGCGACGTCCATGACACCGATGAATGCAGCAACAGCTGCGGACTGCCAGAGCTCAACTCCAGCAATAGAACCACCAGCAAAGGTTCCGCTAACACGCAGAACAATCAGAGCTGCAGTCCTACGGAATACCTCAGCAAAAATGCCCATTATTGATTCTCCTAGGATTGATTAACTAATTAGTTTCTCTCCCAGGACAATTCTACCAAGGGCTAAATCTTACGAGTTCTTAGTATTGTTCGGAGTCTCTTGCGGTCATTTTCTGTAGTACCTCCCCAGATACCTTGCTCCCTATTTTCTAGGGCAAATCGCAAGCATGCTTCTTGTAGCGGGCACTGGCGACAAACAGCCTTAGCCTCACGTTCATATCTATAGACAGACTTTAAATTCCCATTGCCATAAGCAATACCGATTTCCTCTGGATAAAACATCTCTGGGTCGGTCTGAGCACACAAGGGAGACTCGTCCGATTCGAACACTGGGAAGTTAAAATTTTCTATTTGCATTACAGAAAATTTTAGTCATATATGCAGTCAAATGCAAATCAAGAATTATCCCTTGCTTGCACTAAAACCACTGCCCTTAAAAGAGATAGGTGGGGTGCCAAACTTCCTAATAAGCTCGGCACCGCACCCTTCTTCAGGACAAGAATACACCTTTTGGTTAGCTGACATTGACCGCACTTCGATATAGGTGTGGCCTTTTTTGCAGGTGTATTCGTAAGTTGGCATTAAAAGTCCCAGTCGTCATCCGTTGTTGACTCATGCTTGCCCATTACGTAGCTGGAGCCAGAGCCAGAGAAGAAGTCGTGGTTCTCGTCCGAGTTAGGCGATAGGGCAGACAAGATAGCTGGGTTAACATCGCAGATATCTTTGGGGAACAACGCATCAAAACAACTCCATGAGCAAGTCATAGGCATAGTCTTTGAGTTCCTGCTGCCTTTCGGGCGTAACTTCGTTGTATGCAAGCTGGAACTTGTAGCCAATGTAGTACCCGTGAACAGCCTCATCGCGGATGATTAGGCGAATTAAGTCGGCAGTGTTAGTTAGCTTTGCCCTGGATGACCAGTACATTGGCAAATAGAAACCCGAGTAGAACAAGAAGCTCTCAAGCAAAGTTGAAGCAATCTTTCTTTTCAGCGGGTCTTCACCGTTGTAGTAGCTGAGAACAATCTCTGCCTTCTTCTGAAGATAGGGGTTGTCCTCTGACCAGCGGAACGCATCGTCAATGTCTTGGCTGGAGCAAAGGGTTGAGAACACACTTGAGTAGCTCTTTGCGTGAACACTCTCCATAAAGGCGATGTTGGTGATTTGAGTCCTTGCGTCCGGCATGATTGACATTGACCCAACAGTTCCCTGAATTGTATCGAGCAAGGTCAAACCAGTAAACACACGCATGGTTAGCTGTTTTTCCTGCTCAGTCAGGGTGCCCCAGGAAGGCAAATCATTCGAAAGAGCGATTTTCTCTGGTAGCCAGAAGTTCTGGGTGAGCCTATTCCATACCTCTAAATCAATAGGGTCCTCAACCTTGTTCCAATTTACAGGCCTAGTTATTGCCTTAATCTGTTCCATGTTTCTCCTTTAGTAGTTGTTTTACTTTACTCTTTGATAGCTTCGCCATCCAAACTTCTTCGTCATTTACACCTAAAGACATGTATAGGTCGTCGCCCTTGTCGACCAGACCCATGCCGAACTCAACTTGCCCCTCAGGCCTAAAAGTAAACTCTTTGCTTGTAGCCACTAAATTCTTATCAGAGTCGTATTTTGCAAACAAGTGCCGATAATGCTTAGTTGCACCTTTCATCTCGCCAAAAGTCTTAGAGCTGTAACTAAATGTTGATTGTGAATATGTTCTATGAGTAAGAGCTAGATATCCATCACCCCACGTCAATAAGGAGCTACCACCACGAATACCATTTGGGTTGACCTTAATCCACTCTATGTTCGAACTGTCTGTATAGAGCTCGGTCATCCAGTTTTTTTCTATGGCGTCTGACCCTCGGTCACTATCGAACATTTCAATAAAATTGGCAGTTAAGTCCGCATTTAGTTTGTAGATGGCAATTCTTGCCCTGGGAGTATTTCTCTCTAGAAATACACAATGTATATACCAACTATTGTCTCGCCAAAACAACCTGGCATCTTCTACCCCACGTTCTTGCACGGGCCCATCGGGAAAAACTACTTTTTTCCATTTGACAGGATTCATATTTTCATCTAAATAAGAAAACCCCGTAATGTTTCTAATACGACGCTCGCCAGAAGTTAGTACGTGAGCAAGACCAGTCTCTAAGTCAAGCTTGTAGTTAGACTTCCTTACCACCATGGCGTAGCCTTCTTCGGGTGAGTAGCCTAGAGAAGCATTGAACGAGCGCTCAGGGGTGTTTTCGACCATAGACCAAGCTTCCCCTCCAAGTTCTTTTATGGAGGGGGCAGTGCCTGGTATATCGTCTATTAGGTTCATCTACAGCATGCAGCTGACGCAGTTCTCTACGTCGGTGCCCTCTAGTGCTTGCTGGCGGATACGGATGTAGTAAATGGTCTTAATACCCTTCTTCCACGCCATAATCTGTGCGCGGTTGACATCACGAGTTGTTGCGGTGTCTTTGAAGAAAAGTGTCAGAGATAGACCCTGGTCTACGTGCTGGGTCGCAGCCGCATAAATATTGATGACCGCATCCGGACCAATCTCATAAGCATCTTTAAAGTACTCAAGGTTTTCATCAGTCAATCCGGGAGCTGGATAGTAAACACGACCAAGCTTTCCCTCTTTGCGGACCTCGATAGGAGCAGCAATAGGGTGAATTGAAGAGGTTGAGTTGTTGATGTAGGAGATGGAGCCAGTTGGTGGAACAGCCTGTAGGTTCTGGTTATAAAGACCGTGCTTCATAACATCCTCTTTTAGTTGCTGCCACTCCTCCACTCCAGGCAAGTCGATTTTAGATTTTTCGAAGATTTGCTGAATCTCTGAAGTCTCCGGGGCCCAGACTTTCTCGGTGTATTTCTCAAAGAAAGAGCCGTCAGCATACTTAGAGTTTTCAAAGTTATCAAACTTTTCGCCTGTCTCTTTGGCAAGCTCCATCGATGCCTTTAGGGCATAGAACAAAACAGCCATGAAGTAGATATTCGTAAAGTCCACTGCCTCAGGGGAGTCGTAGTGAATATGCCTGCTGCCCAAAAAACCGTGCAAATTCATCTGTCCCAGCCCAATTGCACGGGACTTCTTATTGCCCTCGGCAATAGACATTACAGATTCAATGTAGCTAAAGTCAGCGACTGCACTGAGAGCCTGGATGCCAGTCTTAATGGTTCGAGCAAAGTCAGGGGATTCCATGGTATTTGCAATGTTTAACGAACCCAAGTTGCAGGAGATGTCTTTGCCAATCTGGTCGTAAGAAAGGTCTGCGTTGTAGGTGGTAGGGGTGTTCACCTGCAAAATCTCGGAGCAGAGGTTTGACATGTTAATGCGTCCCCCAATTGGGTTAGCATCATTTGCGTTGTCTTCATAGAGTACGTAAGGGTATCCAGACTCAAACTGAAGCTCGGCAATTCTCTCAAACAGCTCGCGAGCCTTAATCTTTGATTTGCGGATACGTGGGTCATCGACCATCTCCTGGTATTTATCGGTAACAGAAATATCACCGTACGGCACTCCGTACACCTGCTCAACATCATAAGGGGAGAACAAGTACATATCTTCATTGGCCTTTGCAAGCTCCAATGTGATGTTCGGAACAACAACTCCAATAGAGAGGGTTTTGATTCGAATCTTTTCGTCAGCATTTTCACGCTTGGTGTCTAGAAACTTCATGATGTCTGGGTGGTGGGCGTTTAGATAGACAGCGCCAGCACCCTGACGAGCACCCAGCTGATTTGCATAAGAAAATGCATCCTCTAAAAGTTTCATAACAGGGATGACACCGGAGCTTTGACCTTCAATTTTCTTAATGGGGGCACCGTACTCACGAAGGTTGGTTAGATTGAGTGCTACTCCACCACCGCGCTTTGAGAGCTGCAGGGCAGAGTTGATGCCTCTGGAGATTGACTCCATGTTGTCTTCGATGCGAAGCAGGAAGCAGGAGACGAACTCGCCGCGCTGCTTCTTGCCGCAGTTTAGGAAGGTGGGGGTTGCTGGCTGGAAGCGACCGGTAATAATTTCTTCAACCAGGTGATGAGCTAACTCTCTATCACCTCTGGCAAGAACCAAGGCATTAGCAACCACCCTGTCTTCGAACCTCTCAAGGTAACGCTCCCCGTCAAAGGTCTTTAGGGCATAGGAGGTGTAGAACTTGTAGGCACCTAAGAATGTAGGAAATCTAAATTTGTAGTTGTACGCCTTTTTATATAGTTCTTTGACAAAATCAAAATTGTAGAGTTTTTTAAACCAAATATCCTCGTAATAGTCATTCTCAATTAGGTAATCAATTTTTTCTTCCAAGCTATGAAAGAAAACAGTGTTCTGGTTGACGTGGTCTAGAAAGTAGCGGCGTGCAGCTTCTTTATCTTTGTTAAATTGAATCTTCTTATCATCGCTCCATAGATTGAGCATTGCATTTAGCTCGTGATAGCTGTAGTTGTCCACAGTGTGCCTAGCCTTTCGTTTATTTCGTCCACGTCTTCTGGCGTTCCTGATATTTCTACACGATAGAGCAGTGGAACACCTAGCTTTGCTGCAACAATCTCTCCGGCTGCACAGAAGTGCGGACCAAAGTTAGTGTTACCAAAACCAACTACTGCTTTTATCTTTTCCCTGTTTTCTTTGATGTTGAGAAACTTGACTACCTGTCGGGGGACAGTTTTGTCGTCGTTCCCTCCACCATATGTAGGCACAAAGAGGACCGATTCGTTTTCGATGAGCATCGGCTCATCTGCATCCCAGTGGATAGGAATCCTCCGAGATGTAAAGCTTAGTTTTTCTACAAACCTATGGGTGTTGCCCGAAATGTTTGAGAAGTAGACGACCTCATACAAGGGTCTCGATTTTGTCAGGGCGGAAACCTGACCAATGGTCGTCGCCAGCAACAACTACAGGGGCTTCGGTGTATCCAAGGTCCTTAACCATGTCATACGCTTCTGGGTCAACGGAAAGGTCAATAACGTTGTACTCAATATTTGCCCTGTTCAGAAATCTCTTAGTGCTTTCGCATTGGACACAAGCGGGGATTGTATAAACAGTTACAGACATTTTGTCGACCTTTCAAGTAGTTCAGATAAGAATACAAAACCCCAAATAAGATTGCAAATTAAGCTCAAATCGCTTTGGGGGGACTACCAGTATAGGGGATTTCTTAAGGTGCTAGAAAGGCACTTTTATGAGTAAATTTCTTGGATAATTTCAGCACAAGCTTGGCAAATTGGTAAGTTTTCCGGGTCCCTAGACGGAACAAAAACCTGGCCGCAGAGAGCTATCACCGGGCTACCTAACACATAACCCTCTGTAACTGAAGTTTTTTCAGCGTAGTGAGCTACTTCCGGTCCGTTATTATCTTGTTTTAGTTTTTCTTCTAGTTCGGTTATAGTTCCCGAAGACATCCTTGTCTCCACTCCTCCAGAACATCTGCCCCTCTGGCAAATGCTGTAAAATAATAACAGATTGCACCCAAAATTTCTCCCGAGAGAGCCTAATGAGTAATTCCACCAGAGTTTACAACACAGATGTGAACACAAACAACTCTGCCGTACACAATATTGTAGCGGACCAAGGAGCTACTTTCTCCTACACGGTCGTCTTTAAAGACGCCAAACGCAAAGCTAATGATGTAACTGGATACACCGCCAGGATGCAACTTAGGCCTGCAACTAACTCAAGCACAGTCGCCGCTGAGCTCACTACAGAAAATGGGCGTATCACTGTTTATGGCACAGAAGGAAGGTTTGACTTACTTATTTCGGCCACTGACATGTCAGCAATCGAAGCTGGTACATACGTATACGATTTAGAAGTAGAAGCTCCCAGGCCCCACTGGGCCTACTGGTGACACCGGGCCCGCAGGTGCTTTTGAGACCACATTCCCTACTGAACCGTTTGTTGGTCAGGTTTGGGCAGACTTAGAGTCTGGAAAGTTTTATGTATATGTAAATGACGGCGACAGTCAGCAGTGGGTGCAGGTTGCTACCGCACCGCAAGGACCAACGGGACCGCAGGGAACTCAGGGTGTAACGGGTCCTACTGGCCCCACTGGGCCAGAACCAGAGCCAGGCATTATTGAATATACAGTGCAAGGTGGTACGGACGAAACCCAGCCAACTTTCATAGGAGACCCATTATTTCATGGACACTATGTAAAACTCGGTCAATTAGTACATTTCTCTGTTGATGTTGATATGGATAACATTGTGAGCTTTGGCACAGGCCAATATTACGTAACACTTCCAACCAATGTTCATCACGGTTACTCATTCTCAAACGGAAGTTTGCTGGATGACAGCACGGGAGATGTTTACATTATTCAAGGTCGAGTAGACGTAGGAACTAATGTTCTAAAACTTTATACCCTAAGTCCAGAGGGTCAGAGCTTAACTGAGACACCATTTTCACAGGGCAGTCCCATTACTTTGACCACGACAGACTCATTCAACATAGCAGGTACCTACATGTCGGAGACAATATAAAATGCCAA